AAAGAATACGTTATCAGCTTCCTCTACTTGGTCAGGTCTTCTTTTACTGGGAGCAGTCTTTGCCACACCCCCAGAGAATGAGGGCATCTTAATTGTTGTCTTTTGTGTAGGCATTATCCTCTCCTCACATAATCAGATAAATGACTACCGTATTTAGGGAAGAAGGTTCTATTAACAGCAAAGAATCTATTGTAATCGCTGCCATCAAAAAGGTTTCTACCCTTGTTATTTGTATCATTAGATCTACCCTGAGCTCTAGAAAGTTGTGCTCTACCGCTAAGCATAGCATCAACGTTACTAGCACCTTGAGTAAGCATTTGATACCGCCTTGCAGACTCTTCCATAATCATGCGTCTAGTAGCAACATTAAGACTAGTAAAAGGAAGATACACCTTTACAACCAATCTAAACCCACCTTGACCAGTAACCTTGCTAGTATAGGCACTAAAGTCATTGGTCTGAGAAGTTACATTAAAAAGTTTACCATCACGAACAGTGACATTCATCTGCCCTTTATTCTCACCACTTGAGTCAGTAACCTCAAGCAAGTCTCTAAGATACACATCAATTGTTCCTGCTGGCAGAGACACTGTGTTATCTCCTGCTGCAGCAATGATGGTTTCATAAACATTTTCGTCAAGTCCTCTTTCTTGAAACTCCTTAGTAACAACATCATTGAGGATAAATTGTGCAGTAACAGTGTCAGTACCTTGATCGGCTGTTCCTAACGCTGCTACTGGCTGTTCACCAGCACTAATTAACATGTAGTTTACAGCTTCTAATTCAGTTAAGCTATCTGTTGCGGACATATGTACCTCTCTTTAAATAGTAAAATAAAAAATAATCCCCTTAGCCGTTAAGCCAAGGGGATTGGAATTAAAATGTATCAGACCGAAATCTGAACGTCAGTACCAGCGTTAAACGCTTGTCTTGAGGCGCGGTTATCAAAACCGTTGTTAGCAGTTCCATCATTACCATCGGTTGTTACACCAGCTAAGTTCCAAATAGAAGCGCAGAGTTCAGGACGCAGAATGCCGCCACCCATGTAGGTGGAAGCAACCGTAAACACGGTATTTCTACGAACATCTTCAACGGTATCAACCTTCAGACCTTGTTTACGAACCGAAGCAACAGCACCTCTAGAGAAGATAGCTCCTCTAAAGTTACCTTGAAGTGCTCGGTTTGCATCAGCTTGATCATCACCATCAGCAGGGTTAATGAATGGGCTTAATGGAATTTGGTAATTAGCATCACCAGCAACGTAGTTACCTTGTGGCTGAGAAATATGGTTAGAAGCCATGATGGTGCAACCCATGTAGTCAAGGGTAGAGCTCATGCTAGTAGCTTGAGCAATGCCCATAAACAGAGGATCGCTATATCCACCTTGATTAAAGGCAGTGCCAGTACCAGTTGGTCCACCATGAGAAACATGAGCAATACCTAATCTACGAATCTCGTTAAAGACCGCAGGAGGGATTACCGCAACTAAGCCAGTATCAGGAATATCTAATTCCTTGTACTTGACCATTTCTTTCTCAATAGCAGCAAGAACAAAGAGGCCTTGTTTTTCGCCACTTAAATCATCAAAGTTAGTACTACCATCAGCATTATAGATACGACCGCTGTAGCGGGTATCCATGCCTTCAAAGACACCTGAAGTATCCAGATCAGCAGTAGGAGTTTCACCTTCTCTGTTGTGGACTCTAGAGCCCTCAACAGAACAGCTGTGAAGAAGACGAGCAATCTGACGATCTCTTTCATTAGCAAGCGTAAGACCAGCTTGACGAGCGAGCTCAGATCGGAATTCGAACTGCTCACGCATCAGGTCAATGTTATCGAGCTCGAAGTGAGCAGCGATAGGTCTACGGTCTAATGAGATCGTAAAGGTAGAGGTCGTTGTACCGCCACCTGAAAGCTCTTCGCCTGATTCCCAAGCTTCATTAAGAGCAATAGTACCGGTCACTGGGAATTCAATGGTAGTACCAGAGTCAATGGTTCTTTGATCGACTAAGCCTTCAAAGATATTGTAAGCATCATAAGCATGAAGAACTTCACCAGCCCAAGTATTAAGCCAGAGATTCATATCTCCGATTCCGGCTTCTAAACCGATTTGCTTAATAGCAGCTGTAGCATCTCCAGATTTCGCACCCCATCTAACAAGATTGAGGTTAGGTTGTGAATGATCACTAGAAAAAGTTGGCATTTTAATTTTCCTTTTTAGGTTTAAATAATTAGCATGAGCCAAATACATAAACCCAGAGCTTGATTGTTCCCTCAAGGGGAGTCAGCTTTACCCGGGGGAGTTGTTATATCGTAACATCTTGAATACTAATCACTAGTTTCTAGTCTTGTTATAACTCGTCCGAGTTGGCGGTGGCTCAACTACCGCCATTAGTTAACCAAGAAGTCCTTGCTAACCTTTGAGAAACAAAGGCTCTATACTCAGGATCTTGAACGTATCGCGAATCCCTCATAGCAGCATTCATTTCTTGTGGATTAACAAATCCTTGGATTGCCTCAACAGCACTTGCATTAGCAACTCTGCCGGGGACTTGTTGTGGTTCTTCAGCCCGCATAGAGACTGAATCAGCCTCATAACGTGCCATTAAACCACGAAGTACATACTCAGAACCGGGACCTTGAAGTGCTTCATTAGTTGCAACTCTTTCTTCAGCACTTAAATTGTCCGCTGCCCAAGCAATAACTTCCTTTAACTTATCAGGACTACCTGCAACTTCTACTGCCTTATTGACATTCTGTTGCTCAATAGATTTCATGCCCTGATAAAAGGTGTAAATCATATCATCACTTACACCGGGAAATGATTGTTTAATAGCCTCAAGAGTTTCAGACGTAAACTGTCCTTGATTCTGCACATATTCTTGCGACCATGCATCAGTCATCTCTTGAGTAACTTCTCTAGGTTGAGAAGCATATTGTAAGTCTTCCAGAGCCTTAGCCTTAAGAACTTCAGCTGGGTCTGGAATATTTAAGAAGCCATCATAAGATCCTTGCTCACCTTCCTGAACTTCAGGTGCGGGTTGAGCTAAAGCATCAGTAGCCATCTGGGCTTTTAATGCTGAGATCTCTTGTCTAGCTTGTGTATATTGACCTTGAGCTTCCTTTAATGAATCAAAGTAGTCTCCAAAGTCTTTAAAGTTTCCGGGCAAATCCATACTGCCCTGAGCACCCTTAACAAACATCTCTCGCTCATAGTTATACTGCTGAGCTTCAGCACTTAATTGAGGAGGTGCTGTAGCTTGTTGGTCAGTATTAGGTGCTTGAACTTGTTGTTCAATGCCAGGTTGAACTGATTCAGTTGGTTGTGGTGCTTGTGTATTTTCTTCCATGTATTATCTCCTTGGTTACATCATTTGTTGAACAGCTTCATTAACTTGTTGAGCTGCTGCGGGTTGGCCTTGTTGTTGCATTGCTACTGCACTATTCTGAGCATGAGCAGTGGTCATAGCATTTACGGCTTGCATCTTAGCTTGATCAGCCATAGCCATTTCTTTCTCTTCTTCAAGCTCATCAGCACTCTTAACCCAGTTTCTTGGATCAAAGCCAAGGCTTGTAATCAGAGCTCTAGCATACTCATCAAACTTAAAGTTTTGCACAGCCTCTTGTGGTAAGTTGCGAATCATTTCGCCCATAGCCATGAGACGTTCTCTGTCAGACTCTCTACTAAGAGCCTGCAGTCCAGTAACAATATCAACAGACAGAACACCTGAGTCTTCGTCTTGGAACTCAGACACTAAGCGTTCATCCACTTCTTTATTATCTACCATTAAGTAGAAGGTTCTTTTTACGATTGGAACTAATAAGTCTCTAGCAATAGATGAGAATACACCACCTAATACTTGCTCTAACTCTTGTCCAATCATACGCACTGCAGTAGCCGTAACTCTATCTCCAGATGGAATAGCACTACCAGACATAAGGAAGCTTTGAGCTACCTCTTTACGCATAGTTTCTACAGCCTGCATACTCAAAGATACTTGAGGGTTCATGGTGCTAGAGGGCGTAATGGCAAATACGTCCTGTTGCCTTGCTGAAACCCATGTACCATTTGATTGACTAGAGATATCATCTAGAGCTGTAATCCCTGAAGGGTCTACAGCCATCCAGAATGCAGAGCTTGCAGACAGACCTTCAATAAGAGCTGCAGTGTAAGACTCTAAGGACTTAACATCACCGATATTCATTTCAACATGAGATCGACCATAGTTCTCATTGGTTACAGACTGCCAACGCAACGCGATAACCGGGAGTACCTTGTAGATACCTTCAGAGATAATCTCTTTACCCTTTTCAACACTGACTTCCCAATGCTTAGCTTCATCGTTCCATACCAATCTATTAAAGATAGTATCATATCCTTTTTTAGAAACTGCAGTTGGATATACAACACCGGGGTTATAGGAGTCATCCATGGCACTAGTCTTGCTAGCTTTTGCTGCATGTTCTAAGTAAATAATCTCAATAACCTCACCCCTATGGTTTCGTTTAACAACGTAATGATCTAACCTTACTGTTCTAAAAACCATATCATCTTCAAGAATAAGTAAAGCATCACCAAGCACCAACAGTTGTTGTAAAGCCTGATAAATAGCTTCTCTAAGATTCTTGCTATTTAATTTTTTATGTAGCTTTGAAGCCATAGATTCAAGATATTCTTGAGTTTCTAAGGGAGGATATTCACCAGTCTTTGGAAAGAACCTAAAGAAGGGCAAATCATTAAGAGGCAAAAGAGCACTCATAATACGAGATGCTAATGCGTTAACTCCTCTAGCAGGAATACTAGAATAAGGAGTAACCAGTTGTTCAGTCTCAGAGTAGCCAACAGGTGGCAATAACTCAGGCAATGTTAAGGCAGAACAACCCCTAGCTCTGTCTAGCTTTGCTGTACGAAGTGAATCGAATGCGAAGAAACGATCCTCAATAGATTTTTCTGCCATCTCCATTTATAGTACCTCAGTTAAACATGGTTCCTTGTCCGCCTTGTCCGGGCAAACCTGAACCATCTGGAATTCTAAATGCACTTAATCGCCTAAACATACGGCCTCGTCTACCGCCTTTGCCTCTACGATCAAGCATTTCTTTTCTCATAGCTTGGCCTCTAGACATCTTTGCAACTTCTTGCTGTCGTTCTTTATTAATTCTTTGAATCTCAGCTTTACCTGCAGCTTCCTTAGCCTTTTTATCTTGAAGACGTTTTGCTGCTTTTGCTGCGCCTTTTTTGCGACTTTTCTCAGCTTTTAATTGTTCAGCCAAGAACTGCGAAACTTCTAAAGCTTCTGCTCTTAAAGCATCTTCATCTAAAATATCGCTAGTATCAATAGCATCAGGATCTAACATTTCAGGACCTGGGATTCTAATATTTCCCATTGCATCTGTCATGCCAACTTCTTCTGCTTCCATACCTTCATAACCAACGATGTTGCCATCTCGGTCGTACATTGGATCACCATATGCCATAGCATAACCTCATTTCTTTTTCTGTATTTCAAGTTGATTTTGAAGCAATGCAACTACAGATCGTTGACCTGCTAAATGAAATCGTTCGCCTTCATTCTTGGTTAAATCTTTATCTGTAATTGCAAATTTTTCTTCTAGAATCTCAATCAGCCTCTTGTCGATGTGAGGCCATTCTTGTTTTTTCATTTATTACTCTTTCGTACAATTCATCTGGAGTTTGAATATCATCATCCCATAATCCAAGTACCTGCCTGCAACAATGCACACAGTTATTTTGAGGCTTAGGATAAAGTGCGTGTCCTGTAGATTCTCTAATAATATTAAACAGCAGTGTATCTATTACAGGTAGACGCGTAGATTCAAGATATTTATAATCATCAATCTCTTTATCCGTAGGCCCAAAATCAAAAGCCACATCGGGCTTTCTAAATCTCTCCTCGGTATTTGGATCTTTCAAAGAAACCCAAGCATTCCCTTCAGGCCAAGTGCCTAAGTACCAGTGACCCAATAGTATCGCACAATGAGCATACTTAGGTGAGGCTAAAGAGATATACCAATGATCTACAAAAGATTCAGGTTTCCAGAACCCCAGAATCAGTCTCTTTTGCATTTGTCTTCTTCTTTGGTCTTCCAACCTTGGGCTTCTTAAGTTCTTCAATTTGAGCTTTAAACCCTTCAAGTTCAAGTTCTAACTGCTCAACTAAAGATCTTGTATCATTTAAGGCTGTCCACAAAGGGACAATCCAAGGATGTGCATTTCTTACACCACCTGCATTGCTCCTAAGAGCTTCCTCAATGCCTCTTAATAAAGAGACTCTTGGATCATATAAATCACTCACTACACTCTCCCCATTCTGACAGAACCTTAACAATGGCATTGAATCCATTGTTAGTCTGTGGATGATATTTGAACCCAGCAACATCGCTGAGCACTTGTAAAATATCTTCAAATCCTACAATACCGTCTTCATTTAAATCTGAAGGACAGCTATTGTCAGGATAGTAATTAATTGAGTAAATAGATGGGTCACAAGGATGCCCATTACCACAAGCAAATCGAACAACACCCCCAGATGCAAAATAGTCAGGACCAGTAAATCGAGCAATATGGAAACTGCCGGGCCACTTCTCGCTCTCCCAATCAACGTCAGCATTCCAACGAATCAGATCGCCGTAGTCATTTTGCGATGGAGCAGAGCAACACCTCTCTCCCACAATATCTTCACGGTGGGGCCAGAACTTCAACACAGGCGTATCTATCAGATCTTTGTGCTGCTGCTGCACCATCGGGTACTTGTATTGTTGACTCACCGTGCCGTACTTCTTGCCCAACGGGCCATGCAAAATCCATGAGTCACACCAAGCATATTCAAGATCAACCAGATCGCCTTTGCGTGGGCAGCATCCTTGTGGTCCGTCAAAATACCAGTTGACCGGCGTAAACTTTGCACCAAGATACATATGCCGCTGGTATGGGTTTGCTTGAATACAGTCCCAGTATGCACCGGGTTCAGGACATTCAATCCCTGTGTCTATCGTCCAGTAGTCAATGCACTCTTGGCAGTTGTCTAGCCAAGGGTAGAGATGGTCTGGTCGGCTGTTCTTGAAGATCGGACCTTCAATAGCCCAGCCAAATGCCTTGGTCGGTGACTCGCTTCCACGAGTACTACCAATCATGTATGGTCGCCGTGGATCGCCATTGGGATACGAAAAGTCAGGGTCAAACCCTGTTTGAATATAGACATCAAACGTACGACCAAATGGAGTTAAACGACCAAGATCGTCAATCCACATATCTACTGCATTTGGATCAGCTGGAGGTCCAGCAGGATCACTTGCATACAATAATAGTGATAATAATTCTGTAATCATTATCTTCTCCTTTTATTCATTAGAAAGGGTAAAGAACCCAATAGTGCGAGCTGTCCAACTTCAGGAATGTAAACATAATCATACTCATCTTCAAAGAATATATCATTTTCTGGATAAGTAGTAAAGTTTAAATTAGTTAATATAGGAGGGACATCTGCAAACAGAAGAGAAGTATCTGCAGTAGAGGCATAAAAAGGAGTAGCTGGTTGAGGTTTAGGAGCTTCAGAAACTACGTCAATAACAGGACTTACAGTTTCAAACAAACTTACAGTTCTATCCATAAGCTCTTTGCCCAACACACCTGAAAGTACAGCAAAAACTAATAATAATTTATGATATTTTTTTTGCAGTTCTTTAAGGTTAGCCTCACAGCAGCTAGCCGCCTTTGCATCTCGCTCTCTACATTTAGGACATTCATTCATATTATTCCCCTCTTAGCATCTCCAACGTCTACGAGCTGCACAAATTCTTTTCTTTGGAGTCTTCTTACAGCTAATGCCATGCATTTTCATTTGACCTGCAGATCGGCTGCAATATGACTTTCTTCTTTTAGCTCTAGCCTTAGAGGGTTTCTTTTCAGTAACCGCAGTCTTTAATTTAGAGCCGGGATTCCTACGGCGGTATTCAGCAACACCCTTTTTGGTCATACCTGCACCCTTGGATGTAGCCCGCTTATGTCCGCTCTTTACAGACATGCCGCTCATACCTTTCTTTTTAGCCATAGCTTATCCCTTCTTTTTCTTTTTAGCATTCCTTTTAGCTGCAGTAATAACATCACCTCTTGTGATCTTGTTATAAGGAGGGGTCATTGCCGCTAACTTAGATTTCTTACTCTTAGATTTAGATGCTCGTTTTCTCATTTGTTTTTCCTCATACGTTGGGTTTTACGTTTACTTGCTTCTTTCTTTTTAGAAATATAAGAATGAGCAGCAGTTAAACTTCGCTTTTTAGCAGGATCTTTTGTTCTATTTTTAGCAACTCTAGATCGTTGTTCAATGAGATTAATGATCTGAGATTGTCTCTTGTGTGATTTAGATTTAAAACTAGATTGACCTAATGTTTTTTTAACATCACTTACACTGCTAAATTTAACAGGCACTGTATCCTTAGGATTCTCATCTGTATAAAGTCTACGACGAGAGCCCTTTGGTTTTTTACCTGTACCTTTTGCTGGATCTTTGCGTTTCATTTCTTAGCCTTTTTCTTCTTTTGCCACGAAATTGAGGCAGGACCCTTCTTCTTATTCTTTGCAGCAGTACACATAGCTTTCGTAGGGCGACAGGCAGGGTATGGTCTTTTGCTGCCGCCCTTTGCTGATTTCCGACCACACGGTTTGCCGGTCTTGCAATCTATCCAGCCCTTACCCTTATTGCGGGAGAACCAGCCATGCAGACCTTTCTTTTTCTCTGCACTAAAGTTGGCCTTCTTTTTAGCCATTACTTCTTCTTACCCTTGCTTTTATTGCCCCAGTTTTTTGCCCCAACTTTACGGCATTTAACAAGAGCTCCAGAAGCATATGCACTAGGCCACTTTGTGTATCTACTTTTTACTTTATGGTAGCAAGCATCTTTCTTACCACCACCTTTTTTCTTAGCCATACCCTGTCTCCAAATTTAAATTACATCATCTTACGACGAGTAGTCTTCTTCTTCTTAGCTTTTGCACTAGTCATGATGCCCTTCTTCTTAGCACCCATAGCTGCACTCTTTTTACCCATCTTCTTTCTTCCGCGCATGTTCTGCCTTCTTTCTGGTAGTAATATAACTCATAAAATCTTTAGAACAATTATCGTAGTAGCCTTGTTTATTAAGCATGTCCGAGTATTTGTTCAGTTCCGATAGGCTTTGTATAAACACAAGCCCGTACACAAAATCTACATGACAAGGCAAATGATCCATGTCATATTCAGGGTCCTCAACCTCGTCTTGAGATGCTGATACCATTAGATATAGATTGTCGTGAGCTAGTGTCTTGTTACGCTCTTCCGCCCAATCATCTGCATCTTTATCAGACCATAGGTCAGGGTCATAAGCAATGCCTACTAAGTCATAAGAAGAGTCCCAGTTAGAGATCTCTTCTTCAACTGTAGATGCATCACCTACAAGTATTTTAGTTTTATTGTCTCTCCAAGCTTTTAACGCAAAGGGACATGGCTTTAAACCATTATAAAATTCACTAGGGACATCAAGGTATTCATGAATCCATTGATCAATCTCTTTGTGAATAGCGTCTATATTCATCGCTTCTTAGAACCCTTTGGTGTCTTCTTCATTGGTGAGCTGTTCACGTACTTCTCAGCACTCTTGCCTTGATAGCTAGTGGTTCGCCCACAGGCACATGGAAACTTCTTAATCATAAGATTCTCCCAATCCAAAGCTGCAGGTCTTGTAATCTATTGACCAAGAAGTCTGCTACAGTTTTGACAGAGACTTTGATGCCTCCTACAAATCCAATGAGCCCAAGCTCTATCCATTCTACAAATTTAGTAAGCATATTTAGTCCTTCATCTCACCTTCGATCCTTGAAACCTTGTTCTCTAAGGATCGTAATCTTTCTTCTAATGCGACAAGAGCCTTGTCCAGTCTATCAATTG